CAATTATTTAATTTTTTATCAAAGGTCTCAATCACATAAACTGACCCAGTAAATTCATCAAAGTACAAAAGCTGCACATCTGTTACTTGAACACCTCCCGTATCTATATTTACCTTAACTTGATTAAATCCATTTTGCATAGAAGTAAATACACCATCTGAATAATTCACAGAAAAGTCAGTTGCTGAAAATGCTGTTGATGAGAAAGGTGACAAAGAACTATACTCATTGTTTTCGTATCTCCATCTATAAGCAAATCTTACATATTTTTCACTAATATTATTTACTTCATTTTTTAATGTCGATGGTATTAATACGCCTGTAGTATTTTCAAGAGTTAACGAAGGAGGACTTAAAGGTGGCTTAACAATAACAGATATGTCATCTTCAGTAAATGCGTTAGCAGCATAATACTTAAGTATATTTACTCTTCTAGGAGGGTTTAAATTGTCTGTCCAAAAAAGTAGGTCTCCAATAATATTTACTCCAGTTATTACGTATTCAGAATCAAACTTTAGAACTCTTCCAGCAGTATCTTTAAGGATTATTGCAGTAGAATTAGCTGACTCGTTGTATCTTAATATATAATCAAAGTTAGTGTCTTTAACAAACCAATAGAATTCTTCAGCAGCTGGATTTTCAATAGCTCCTATAGTTTTAGCAGCAGAACTTAAATAACTTAAATCACCACCAACCTGGGTATTACCAAGCATATTTTGAACAGACCCCACACTTGAGTTCTCAGATGTTGATACACCTATGTTTTGTCCGTCTCTATATACTCCAGGGGGTATAAGGCGCTCATCGAGGTCCTTATTCATTATCCCCTTGGTGAATGTTCTTGTTAATTTCATTTAATCCATTTAGCTCTTCCTCTTAAAGGCATTAAAAGTCTTCCAGGTTGCAAGTTGCTTAATCTAATTTTGGCGTTTCTAAGTTTAGCAGTTTTTTCTTTTCTAGCTCTAGTTATAATGTACTCTTGAACGTTTATTTTGTTTTCTAAAATCGCCCATCTAATATAAGTATATAAGTAGTCTTCTGCTAGTTTATTTATAACTATTTGATTATCGTCTCCATTTTCCATACCGTCTGATATGTATTCTAAGACCACTAACTTATTACCCATTTCTGAACTAAAGTTAATTACACCACCAGCTTTATCTATTCTGAAATTAGGATTTTGATTAGCTAGTGACGTATTCATTCCGTAATGACCTCCTACTGAAAATCCAAAATACCATTCCCCATCACAACAATAACCTTCTTTATTATGATATGGGTGTCCTGTATTTAAATATAGTGTAGGTCTAGTGCCTTTTATTCTTTGTAAATCTATAGTGGAGTTTTCAGGTCTTAGTGCATTTCCATTTATGTCAAATAGTATTTCGGCATCTTGGTCCTGTAGATAAGCTGAAGAAAAATTAGTTTGAAAGTTCTCTATTAAGGGTCGTAAAACTCCGTTTTCATAAAGAGATATTCTCACATAATTTACATAGTCAGAAGGTAATATATATTTTAAGTCATCACTTACTTGTAACTCTAATATTTTTATATTCTTTAACGCATCGTAGTTAATCTCTTGTATACCTCTTTTGGCATGAAATAATATATTATACCTAGTAGTGTTGCTTACTAATTTATCATCTCCTGAATACATTAGCTCAAAGTTATTTACTATGTCGGCTAGTGATACATACTGGTAATCTCCCCAGTTTATATTCTTAGGAACAACATCATCATTAGTGTAATATTTTCTATCAGTTATATAGGCCATTAAGATTCAGTTTTAATTTGTAGGATTTCTTCGCTTTTTTCAAAGTTTACTACTTCTTGTTCTCTGATACTTATTCCAGCATATTCACATATCTTAATAGTAATATCTATAGCATCTGAAAGCGGTAACTCAAAGTCTTGGTAAGAAGCACTAGTAGGGTCAAATACAGGATCACCATCAGCACCAATAGAATTATATGTCCAAGCTGGAGTTTGAGGATATCTAACATAAGTCAATAAAACATCTGAAGTAATAGACTCTGGATATACTTGAACTGCATTTGCCGCTGGGCTAATAGGACTAGTAATCGGAGCTGGACCAACTACATAAGCTGGATAAGAAGTATTAGGAGCTGTTAAATTAGAAGAAAGTAACTTACCTATTTTATATTGAGATACTCTTTCTATTTCTGTGTAGGTTTTTGGAGGTCCTGCAGGAACTACTTCTAGTTTTAGTAGAGTATACCAATCGTTAGGTAGTGTAAATGAACCATTTGCTACATGAGTTAAAGCACTAGAAACTGAAAAGGTGTCTAAAACCTCTCTCATTTCTTTTACAATATCAGCGTAAGACTCCCCTGACATTCTTTGGTTTTGCTTCTTAGTCCAATTAGCTAGGCTAAAAAAGTATCCTTCAAAGACCTCTAGTTGTGCTTGGTTTGCAAATAAATTAAATTCTTCTGGTGTTAAGTACCCGTTGTTGTTCTTGTTTAGTATGGATAGTACGGTATTTCTTACCTCGTTGATCATCGAAAGCTATTTGTCACAAAGATAAGCAAAAAAAAAGAGCCCCACTTGGAGACTCTTATAGTAATTGTTTTGGTTTGTAGTTAGCCTATGCTAATTCCAATAACTTTTTGATTCACGAAAACAGGCTCTGGAGCCACATCAGTCCATGAAGTTATTAAAGCATCTTCCATTTGCTCTTGTACTTGATCCCTCATTGCCTCACTTCCAGAAGCTACTGGCGTGTGAACTAAAGTTACCAAATCAGTTGCGCTAGGCCCATCATAAGCAATGGTAGTTGTGCTTGTGTTAAGTTGCTCTATTAATCCTACGTCACCTATGGAAACTAGTTGATTATTGTAAGAGCTACCTGAATGAATAAAGAATGATTTTCCTGAAACTATTGGAAGTGTTCCACCATCTAAAGCAGTTAAAATAAGATTATTGCTGTCTATTTTACTAGTAACTGCAAAATACTTATTGCCGGTAGATTCATGAACAATGTCTCCCACAGAAACATTAGCAAAAACATTACCAGTATCTGTTAGGTCTGCATCCCCAACTGGAGTAACTGATGTTCCATTCATTATCAAGCTATATACGGGTACGTTTAAAAACTTTTCCATATATTAAGCTATTCCAATGTCACTTACTGCTTTTGGCATTACTAGGTCAATAGAAACATTAGTCCATCTTTGGCTTAAAATGCTAACTACTCCGTCTTGAATAGCATCTCTCATTTCTTCGTTTCCTGAAGCTGCTGTTGCGTGAGTGATACTTGTTACTTTTCCTCCTCCGTAAAAAATTTTTACTGCGGTTGTAGAGAATTGTTCGATTAATTTAATGTCGTTAGCTGAGACAAGCTGACTTTGCTGCCCAGTAACTGGTATACTTAAAAACTTTTGCATTGTTTAAAAAATTAAGTGGTTAATAATCTTACAAAGGTAAGCAAAAAAAAAGGAAGCTTTGAAGCCTCCCTTATTTAGTGTTTATTTTACTTTTTTCTCAAGTAGCTCTAAAACTTCTAGCCCATCATCTGTCTTGAAATATGATATTAATGAACGTTTGTGGTCTTCGCCAAATGGAACAGTAATAATTCTTTTTTTGTTTTCTTTTAGATTGTAATAGATTTCTCTCTTTTGCTTTCTAAAATTAATTAACTGCTGGTCAAATGCTTTAGTAACTAATTCTTCTAGCTCTAAATCTGAATCATCTAACATTTCTAAAAACCCCTCTGGATCTTCTCTAGCGTATAGAAGCACATCTCTTTTGAGCTCATTTGTTTTCACCCTGTCTACTTTAGACCCCATTAGTACTCTACCTATCATCTCTAATTTAGACAAAGGCAATTCCGAAGCAGCTTTTAAAGCGTCTATCTCTAAGGTCAGCAGCTCTAAATCATCCACAGCATCACGATCTAAATCTACTTCTTCGTAAAGAGTTCCATTTAAAGGGTGAAGAGCTAAAAATTGTTGAAGCAGTGTGTCTGTTCTTTTAGTATTTAAGAAACCATCTTCAAATATAACAGGCTCTATTAATACATTTTTATCTTGTTCGTCTTCGAAAATAGACTTTTGGTTTTTGGCATATCTCATTGCCCTGTTGATTCCCTTTTCTTCATCGAAATATAATAAAGGGTTACTCGGTGAGTGAGTTGAATTTATCATTGTGGAGATAGGTGTCTTATCTGACTTTAACCTATACATCCTGTCTTTTAATACTTGTTTTTTCATTTGATTTAATTTAATTAAGTAAATAATAGGGGGCCGAAGCCCCCATATATAATTGTCTTTTTTATCCTTTGAACAATACAAAGTTGTTTGCACCCATAGTACATAGAGCTCTTTCAGATAAGAAGTTGACTTCCATCGCATCTAAATCTGAAGTAGCAGCACCACCAGCACTACCAGTCATCCACGTTTTGTAACGTCTGTCTTCTGTTTCAGAAGCTCTGTATCTTACGTGTAAGAATGGTCTCTTAGCATTTTTTCCTAAGATTTGATCGTATACTGAAGTAGAGCCAGCTGGTACTAAAGCACCGCTTACTTTTCCACCACTAATACCACCTCTTAAAGTAGCATCGTTTAAGTATTTCCAATCTGACTTATAGAAATCATAACCTCTTCTGAATCCTTTGAATCCAAGGTTAAGTGCCATTTCTTCGTCATTGTCAAACAATCCGTAAGAAGTACCACCTGCACCGTAAGAGTTTTGAGCAGCTAACATGTCATCAATTGCGAAAGAGAAATTTCTATCAACAAAGATTACATTTTCCTGAATAGCACCTTGCTTGTCTAACCTTTTGATTATAGTATCAAATGCAGCTAAAGTAGTTGGATAACCACCTGCCCATACATTTCCTCTATCTTCAATAGCTTCGAACATTCCTTCAGTACCTTGGCTACCTAAATCACTATCAGCACCAGTAACTGGAGCTAAAGCTTTTACACCTGAACCTACAACAGCATCAACACCTTCGATCATAGACATCTCTAAGTAGTCTTCAAATCTTAGTCTTGTTTCGTGCTCAGACTTCAAATACCATAAGTATCCAGTAGCTCCGTTTTCAGTAGTTACTTCAACCCATCCAATTTGTGCCATATCAGAACCAGAAACAACATACTTGTCTTTGATTATAATTGGTTTGTTAGATAAGAAGACGTCTTCAGACTCTAAAGAACCAACCATTCCGTTAGCACCTTTTTTGAATTCAGAACCGTATACGAAAATAGTAGCTGTTCCTGCGTTCATTCCAACTGATTGATTTGCTTCGTAGTAAGCTACTTCAAAAGCATCAGCTGTACCAGCAGCAGTAGCAGCACCAACGGCTGTTACGATAGCTTTGTTTGAAGTTGATCCACCTTCTAAAGAAATGAAAAGTGTTTGACCTACTCTAAAGTTACAAGCTGCACCACCTGCAGTTATCCAAGGAACGTTAGTTGCAGCAGTAGCACCATCAGCTCCTGTTGTACTACATCCTTCGTACTTTGTGTGTAGTCTACCTTGCTCTGCCCATTTGATAAGGTCTGAGTTAGTAGGCATTTCAGCTCCTACCATACGTAAGAAAGCTGCGATTGTTCTGTTACCGTATCTTTCGAATTCTTTTTCGTAAGTATCAGGTAAGTATTGATTTAAAAAATCAAAGTTTGTTATATAATTGCTTGGTAAAGCTGCCTTTACCGAACTGGGAGTTAATGCAACTCCACCAGCGTTTAATGATCCTGCCATTGTTTTTGTTTTTAGTTATTAGTTTTTATTTTTGTTACTTTTTATTCTTAATCCAGAACCACTACTACTACTAACTGCTGACACTTTAAAACCTCCACTAGACACCGATTGAGTTGCGTTACGAATACCATTCATATCAATGTTTTTACTTTCTTTAGTTATGTCATTTACCGCATCTGACTTGCCTTGTTCATAAAAGAACTTAGCAAACGAATCCGGGTGCATAGCTAACGAAAGTGACTTATGATACGAAGCGGCATCTTTTAAGTAACCATCCTCAGTCAAATGTTTAGATATGAAGTTATTTAGATCTGCCTGTGACTCTTTTAGTTTTTCTGAATCTGCAGGTTTATACTTTAGAGACTTATCATTTAACTTGAATTCGAAACCTTCAAATTTATCATTAAACAACTCGTTTGTTTTCTCAGAAAAGTACTCCGATCTTTTAGTTGTCTCAGCTTGTGATTGTTGTGACTCTGTTTTATTGTTCTTGTAAGCGTTAAAATCCTCTAACTCTTCGGCAGGTATAAAATCCTTTGTTGACTCAACTTTTGTCTTATATGTTTCCTTGAGTTTGTTAAAGTACTCTTTTGCTTTTGCAAGTTCTTCTTTCTTTGCTATCTTTCTTTTTCGAACATCAGAAGCATCATCTGCATCTTCATCGTATGAAAATCTCTCACTAAGTTCAAAATCTACATCATCTGAATCTAAATGAGGCTTTTGTTGTTTCCAAAATTCAAACAGCAACTGGTCTTCATTCATACCATCAACATCTTTTGTTAATCTCATGAAATCATCTAGACCTCTTCCAGTTTCCTTTTTGTAGTTTAAATAATTAACTATTTCTTCAGGAAGGTCTGGGGTATCTTTACGTTTAGAAGTAAAATCGTCTAATGACGAAACTTCATCAC